TGTGGCTCGCCCCTGCGGTGTGGAAGCAATGCAGCGAGCTGCCCGAGCCCGCCATCTTCCGCGACGGGCGCACGGTATCAGCCGGCCTCGACCTCTCGCAGAGGAACGACCTGACCGCGTGCGTGCTCGCGGCGCAGGACGACCAGGGCTCGGTGCACCTGCTGCCCTTCGTCTTCACGCCCGAACGGGGGATCGCAGAGCGCGAGCTCCGCGACCGGGCGCCCTACCAGGCGTGGGTGAGCAGCGGGCACCTGATCGCGGTCCCCGGCGCGACCATCGACTACGATTTTCTGTTCCAGTGGCTGCGCATCCGCCTGGACGACATGGGCATCCGGGTGGACGTGTGCGCCTTCGACCGCTGGCGGATCGTGGAAGCGAAGAGCGCCGCGGAGCGCAATGGCTTCGTCGTCAACATCTGGAGCGAGGTCGGCCAGGGTTTTCAGTCCATGAGCCCGCGCGTCGAGCACTTCGAGAGCCTGCTCCTGCAAAGCCGCATCCGCCACGGCGCGCACCCGCTCTTGAACATGGCGGCGGCGAACGCGATCGCGGTCAAGGACGCGGCGGGAAACCGGAAACTGGACAAGGCCAAGAGCACGCAGCGGATCGACCCGCTGGTTGCCGCGGTCATGGCCGTCGGAGCTCACATGGTGCAAACGCCAACTTTCGATGTGCGAGCCTACATTGCATGACCTCGAGGCCATCGCGCTCCAGGTGTTGGCGGAGCTCTCGCGCATTCGCGAGCTCCTCGAGCGGCGCGAGGCTGGCGAGCCCGACCTCCTGCGCTCCATCCACCACGCCTGCCGCAGCACGGAGTTCACGACTCCCGAGCTCCTGCGCCATGCCGCATTGCCGGCGAATAGCGACTTGCAAAGGGCGCTTGAGTGCGAGTTTGACGACCCAAACTCGCGCCGCATCGGCAAGTTCCTGGCCTCGATTGCCGGCCGGCCAATCGGCGGTTTCATGGCAGAACGCATCGGCCAGGAGCGCGAGGGCGCTATCTGGCGCGTGCGTGTTTGCCCGGACAAACTCGCCTCCCCCGTTGCGCCCGGAGAAAATGTCGCGCACGCTGAGGACTCACACGACGGAGGAATCAGAAAATGCGGCTGCGCGAGCTAACAGAATCCCAACGGCATTACGGCGCCGGCGACAACCTGCTGGGCAAGCTCGCGCTTGTCCGCTTCGAAGCGATGACGAAGATGCTCCCGGCCGATGAGGTCGTGCGCCAGCGCTTCCCGCACTCCGAGGCAGTTGCCGAGATCGTGAAGTCGGCGCAGAACCCGGCCGCGACCACCGCGCCAGGCTACGCCGCGGAACTCGCACGAATCGGCTATGGCGAGCTCGTCGATCTGCTGCGCGACGCGGCGATCCTGCCGACGGTCATCCCCCCCGCGAACAATTACCGGTTCGAAGGCGCGTCACTCCTGCTGCCCGTGCGCCTCGGGACGCAGCTCGACGCGGCCGGCGGGTTCCGCGCCGAGGGCGGCCCCATTACCGTCAAAGGGCTGACTTTCGGCTCCAAGACGCTCACGCCGAAAAGCCTCGCTGTCATCCTGACCGCGACGGGCGAGATGCTGCGGCGATCGTCCGTGGATCTCGCCGCCTACTTCAGGAACGCGATGGCCAAGGACACGGCGCGGATGCTGGACCAGCATTTCGTAGGAAACAGCGCACCGAGCGCGATCGCGCCGGCCGGTGCGCGCTACGGTCTCGCTGCGGGTGATACACGCGCGAGCAGCGGCTCGACTGCCGCGCAGATAACGGCCGACATCAAGGCCATGCTGTCGGCATTGACGAGCGCCGGCATGGGCGATCCCGCGACGACGAAGTGGCTCGTGCATCCGAAGAATGCCGCGGCCCTGGCGACTCTCTTCACCGTGTCCGGGTCGCGCCAGTTTCCCGAAACGGAAGCCGGTCGGCTCGCGGGATACCCTGTCGTCGTCTCGACCGCGGTGCCCGCCGACATCGTGCTCTTGATCGACTTCTCGCACTATGCTTTCGCGATGGGCGGCCCGGAGTTTCTGCCGACGCTCGTCGCCACGGTCCACGAGGAAAATACGACACCGCTGCCGATCTCGGCGCCGGGCTCGCCCAACACGGTCGCCGCCCCAACCAGGTCGTTCTTCCAGACCGAGAGCTGGGCTCTGAGAATGTTGATGGATGCCGATTGGTTGAAGCTGACCGATGTGGGGCCGGTCCAGGAGCTCACTGGAGTGGCGTGGGCGTGATGCCGCCCATCATCAAAGAGATCGAGCGCCGCCACGCCGCGCTGCAGGTGGCGATCGCGCGCCTCGGGAGGACTCCCGAAGAAACGCGCGCGAGCGTCGAGGCTGAAATCCGCGCGGAGCGAGAGGTGATCGCACTCATGGCGGCGCTGCGGGGATCAACAAAGGAAAGCACTGTGAAATACTCAATCGAGAAAGCCATCGTGGCGGCGATGGAGCCGCTGGTGGACGACATCGTGCAGCTTGAGCGGCAGGTCGCCATCCTGCAGAGCCGCCTCGCCGCCCTCGAGAGCGCGTCAGCTCCGCAGGCGAGCGGCACGGCGTCCCCGATCGCGCTGGCGTTGGAACGCAACCGCGCGCGCGCCTGAGCCCCGGCGGCGACGGTGGGGAGCTCGTTGCCTTCGTCCTTGTCGGTGCGCGACCAGTAGCCGCGAAAGCGGCGTTCGGTCAGGTTTCGGGGAATACTCCCACTGGGAGTAAATCCCAAAAACCGGCCAAACGCGAGCCGCTGCATGACGCGCTGCCTGCTTATGCCCTCCTTCTTCGCCAGCTCCTCCTGCGTCCAGCCCGATCGGTGGAAGAGCTTCGCCAGCGCCTGGTCGCGCAGCAGCGCGGGCCGCGCCAGTCGCGCTAGGGTGCGCCGCCTGAAGCGCGAAGGCGGGCGAGGGAGCCTTGTGCGGAGGTCTTCACACGATACTGTATATATATACAGTTATTCCCAAGTTGGGAACTTTGGGGTAGAATGGTTCCGTGCACCTTCAACCCAAAGGACAGCCCACATGACCGACGCCATTCTCTCCTACCGTGCAGCCGAGCACCAAGTCGAGACGCTCGCCAACCGCCGCTACAAGGGCAAGACCGCCGATGCCATCGAGCGCGAAGTGAAGACCCTGTGGGGCAAGCTGACGAACCAGGGCAGACGGATGCTGGACACGAGCGCAGCGATCGGCATCGCCATCATCGCGTTACGCAACGCCTCGAAGCGCGACTTCCTCGAGCGGCTCCACGCCCTCGGCATCACCAAGTCAAGCGCGTATCGTTTTATGGAGCTCGCGAAAGTCAGGGCGGCCCTGCCGAAGAACCCGCCCGCGGAGCTCTACGGCAACGTGTGGACCGACCGGGCCGCGCTGGAGTTCGGCAAGGCGCTCTTCGAGGACATGGAAGACGATGTGCCAACGCAAGCGCGCATAGAGCGCGCGGTGGCTAAGGTGCGCCAGAAGCAGAGGACGCAAGGGAGCGGCGTTGCCCGGCTCGCCTCGACGCTCGAAGCGCGGATCACCGAGGGACTGCATGACGGCGACCCCGATGCGCACCGGGCGCTCGACATCGTTCTCGGCATGGCGCGGCGCCTGCCCACGATCGCGAAGGATCTTATCGACCAGGGCGCGACGCCTGACGAGCCGGAGCTCGCCGCCGACAGAAGGCGGCGGGCCTAGCGCGGGCCGACCAGGCGTGATTTCGACTGGGGAAATTCCCCAGTCAGACCCAATGCCCTACACCAACGACAACGGCCGGCCGATCTACGACCCGACGGCGGCGCCCCCGCAGGAAAGCGAGGAAGCCTACTGCTGGCGCCGGTTCGGGGAGATCGTCAACTCGCCGGCCGAGATGCGCGCATATGGCCACCTGCCGCTCGACGAGGTGATGGAGATGCTCCGCGAGGAATATTACGGGCTGCGCGGAGTGCCGCGTAGTTAGGCCGTCTTGCCAGGTCGCGGTCAAACATGCCGTCCAAGGCCGCACGGTGAGCGGCTGGGACGCGGCGGCGGGGCCGTGTGGCTACCTACCCCTTGCCCGCAGGCTCTGGAGCGTTTCTACGGCGCACCGCGGGCGCTCCTGCGGCCTTCTCGCGGGCAGGGCGATCGCGGCCCTGATTGCGCGCGCGCGCCTGGTCGCGCTCGACCGGGGAGAGCCGGTTCAGTTCGCGCACGGTTCGGTCGGGACGGTGGCGAGTCATGGGGCGCGATTATGCGCCGGGGAGAACCCCCACAAAACCCCCACACCATGAAAAACGGATGCTCTAGGCATCCGTAAGTCGTTGAATTTTGGTGCTGTAGAGTGGACTCGAACCACCGACCTACTGATTACGAATCACACCCAGTGGCTTTTCTTGCGCCCTCTTGCGTCCGCTTGTTGTTGCATTTCTCCTATGATAACCGTATTCTCGCGTCCGCTGGCGTTTTGTTGTGGTTTTATGCAACCGCGCCCGAAACCCCCACAAAACCCCCACAAAAACGGACATGCGGATTACGGACAAAGGCGTTGCTGCTGCCGTCAGGCGCGCCGCGGCAACCGGCAAGAGCCAGTGGCTAGGCGAGCCGGCGGGCCCGCACGGGTCGGGCCGCTGGGAAGTGCGCGCCTCGGCGAACGGCATCGTGCGCGCCTACTGGCGCGGGCAGCAGCGAGGCAGGGACGGCTCGAAGGCGCTCGGCGTGCTGGGGGCGGACGGCAGCATCCCGCAGATCCGCGCCAGGGCTCACGCGCTCGGGATGGAGTTCCGTGCCAGCGGCCTGCACGTTGTCGCCCCGTCCCGGCCGAGCGGGGGCTCGCTGACGGCGCTGCTCGAGGCGTATGCGGCCCGACTCGCGAAGGTGGGCAAGCACCGCTCCGCCCTCGACGTGCGCTCGACGATCCGGGTTCACATCGCCGGCTCGCGGCTCGCAGCGGCGCCCGCAGCGGGTGTCGAGCCGGACGAGCTCGTTGATCTGATCCGCGCAGCAGCAGGTAAGCCCCGCACCGCCGACAAGCTTCGCAGCTTCCTTCAGAGCGCCTACCGGGCCGCCATCGCCGCCCGCTTCGACGCAAGCGCCGACCCCGAACTTGCGGCCTTCGGCATCAAGGCGAACCCGGTCGCGGTCATTCCGCCGGTCAAGGGCGGCCGGGGCAAGCCCGGGCGCCGGCACCTTGCGGAGGACGACCTGGGCGCGGTGCTGCACGAGCTCCTCAAGCAATCCACGACAGCCGCCCAGGCCGTAGTGCTCGCGCTCTTTCTCGGCGGACAGCGCGCGGCGCAAACCGCCCGCATCAAGTTGAGCGACGTGAACGGCGATGTGCGCCTCCTCGATCCGAAGGGCCGGCGCGAACAGCCGCGCGAGCACTGGCTCCCGCTCCTCGGGCGCGCGCGGGCGATTGTCGATGCGCGGGTGCAGATGGCGCGGCAGGTCGGCGACGACTTCCTGTTCCAGGGCGTCAACCCCAGGACCGGTAAGAAAACATCCGTCCGCCCCGAAACGATGAACGAGGCGGTTAAGCAAGCGCGTGACGCCGCGATGCAGGCTGGTCATCGCTGGAGCGAGTCGGCGCAGGGATTCACTCTCAGGGAGCTCCGGCGAACCGCCGAGACGCTCCTCGCGCGCTCCGGGATCTCGAAGGACGACCGCGCGCAGCTCCTCTCGCACGGACTCGGCGGCGTGCAGGGACGCCACTACGACCGGCACGAATACATGGACGAGAAACGCGCCGCGCTCGTGAAGTGGTCGGCGCTTCTCGAGCGGCTCGCCCGGCGGGGATCGCATGGCAAGAAAGCCTAAGACCCCCTCGATGGCCGACTGGCAGCCGCTCGCGAGCGCCCCGAGCCTGTCCCATGTTCTCAACGACACGGAGCTTCTGAAATTCTGGATGGAGCTCGCGGCGCGCCATCCCCATCCCGTGGAGAGCCAGAAGGCGCTGAAAATCGCTCTTGCGATAGTCGACGCCTGGCAACGCGGCCCGAAGGAGGCGAAGAGGGCAAGAGCCGAAGCGAGCAAAAAGGAAATACTCGACGCGGAGGCCGAGTGGCACGAGCTCCGAAAGGCAGGCAGCAAGCAGACATTCGCCCAGTTTTACGAAGCGAAGTTCAACACGAAGCACGTGCCGTCCGACTCCAAACGCTACCGCGCCCGGGTCTGGGCTCGCTCACGCCAGACCTGATACCCGTCACATCGCAATGTGATGCCATTCACATCGCGATGTGACGCCTCTGGACTTCACCAACGCATCCGCACCCGTGGCAAGGTATCCGTGAGTTCACACGGAGACCTTCCACATGGAACGCAGCGCCGATCCGACCTTCGTCACCCCCGAGCGCGCCCGGCAGGAGCTGGGCGGCTGCAGTAATACCTACCTCTACGAACTCCTGGGCAAGGGCGTCCTGCGCTCGGTGAACCCCGGCGGCCGCCGGCGCCTGATCGAGTTCGCCTCGATCCGCGAGCTCCTGCGAGAAACGAGCAAGAAGCCGGCCGTCGCTCAGAAAAAGCGCGCGGGGGCCGCATGAGGCCGCCGGAAAATGACGGCGCCGGGCTCGCGACCCGGCGTCGGATAGGGCAAGAGCAGCAGACGACGCCGAATGTTACCACCGAGCGCGGGGAGGTGCAGGAGCGCATCCGCCGCGCCAAGGTGAACCTCACACACGCCGCGGCCGCGTGTCTCGCCGGCGAACCATTCGCGTCCGGCTGGGCGAGCGCCGCGCTGGCCGAGCTGGGCGCGGCACGCGTCGAGCTCGCGTTGCGGGAGGGCGAGCCATGCTGACGTGCATCGCCACCGGCACCCTGCTCAAGCCCGCTCAGCGGCGCCAGTCCCAGAAGGGGACCGACTTCGTGACCTTCACGCTTCGCTGCCCGGTCGAGGGCGACGAGGCGATCCTCGCCTCGTGCATCGCGTTCAACAGCGACGTGGTGGAGGCCGTCCTGCAGCTGGGCGAGCGCGACACGGCTGCCGTCAGCGGCAGCGCGAAGCTCTCGCAGTGGGAGAGCAAGGACGGGCAGCAGCACGGTATCAACATCAAGGTAGACAAGCTGCTCACCGGATACGGCGTCGCAAAGCAGAGGAAGGCGGCGCGCGAGGAGCTCGGGGAGCAGCAGCCATGATCGCGGCCTGTTCCAAGTGCGGCCGCAGGTTCCAGCGCGAGGCCGACGAGGGCTGGAAAAAACTTTGCCTTTCCTGCTGGCGCGCAACCAGGAAGCCGGAAGATCGCACATTACCTGCGCGCACAGTGGATGAGTTCGGCCACCATCTGCGCGAACTCCTCCAGCTTTGCCATCCAGATCGCCACAACGGATCGCCGCTCGCCGCGCGAGTCACACAGTGGCTATTACGCGCGCGCCGGGAGTTGCGATGAACGCACCGGACGACATGCCCGCGCGATCGGCGGCCGCCGACCCCGCTGAAATGCGCCACGCTCTCGCTCTCATGTTCGATCAGGACGCGGTGGTCGAGCTCAGGGCGATTTTCCAGCGCGGCAAGAAGCGCACCGTCGCGGGCTACTTCGACCACGCCCACAGGGGTGAGCTGATCCAACACGCCGCCCGGCTCAACAAGGCCGGCGCGGCGGTCTACGTCACGATGAATTCGATCGACCCGCAACTCATCAGCCGCTACGCCAACCGGGTCGAAGAATACGCCCAGGCGACCGCGACCGATGCGAACGTCCTACGGCGGCAGTGGCTCCTTCTGGATTTCGATCCCGCGCGCCCGAAGGACACCAGCTCGAGCGAAGAGCAACTCGACCTGGCGAAGGAGGCGGCCTTCCAGTGCGCCGAGGCACTCTCGGCGGCCGGCTGGCCGGACCCCCTGTCAGTCATGAGCGGCAACGGCGTGCACCTGCTTTACCGGATAGACCTTCCGAACGACGACGCAGGCCGCGAGCTCGTCAAGGCTACCCTGGAAGCGCTGGCGAAGCGTTTCGACACGCACGCAGTCAAGCTCGACCAGAGCGTGTTCAACGCCGGGCGCATCGTGAAGCTGCCCGGCACGGTCGCCAACAAGGGCGACGACGTCGCGTCAGCGCCCTGGCGCACGTCCCATATCCTCGCCGCCCCGGATGCCGTGAGCGTCGTCGATGCCGAGCAACTGCGTGCGCTGCTCCCGCCCCCGGCGTCAGCCCCACCGCCGCGCTCCGGGACACCACCCCGGAACGAGGCCTTCGACCTCGAGGCCTTCCTTGCCCGTCTCGGGATCGAGTTCGACAAGGACCTGCACGGCGGGCGCGAGCGCTTCAAGCTACGGCGCTGCCCATTTAACGAAGATCACGGCAACGGCGAGGCGGCAATCTTCCGTGCGGCGAACGGGAAGATCGGGTTTAAGTGCCAGCACAACGGCTGCGCTGATAAGCACTGGAAGGACGTGCGTGCGCTTGTGGACGGGCCGCGGGGACGGCGGACGACGCGAAATGAAAACGAGCAGACCGCCGCCCCGGGCGCGCCCGCGCCGGACATGGAAACCGAAATGCAGTTAGCCGCGAGCTTCGTCCGGAAGGCCGATAACAAGCTGCTCTATGTCGCGGGCATGGACTGGTTCAGGGAGACCGGTCCGCGGTGGGCACGCGACCAGGAACTGGTGCGATTCTCCCTTGCGAATAACTTATGCCGAATCGCCGGGGCCGCGGCCGACACTCGGTCCAGGGTGCGTATCGAGACGCACCGGAGCGCGGCTGCGGTCGTCAACATTGCTCGACCGGGCCTGATTGCGCTGCCGGGCGACTTCGATTGCGTTCCAACGGACCTGAATACGCCTGCCGGCGTTATCGACCTGCGCTCGGGGACCATGCGCCGGAGGAACCGCGATGATCGCTACATGCATTGCACGGAAGTCCCCCCGGATGCGCGCGGGATTTCCGGCACCGCGTTCTCCGGATTTCTATCGGCCATCACCTGCTGCGACACCGACCTGACCGGCTTCATCCAACGAATGCTTGGCGCATGCCTGTTTGCTTCGAGCGCACGCGAAGATCACTGGCTGGCGTTCCTCGTCGGCGAAGGTCGCAACGGAAAGGGCACTCTGATCGAGAAGTGCGCTTCGCGTGCGATGGGCACATATGCGCGGCGCATACCGGCTGAAGTGCTCCTGGCCGATGACCGCGGAACCAGGCACCCGACAGAGATCGCGAACCTCGTTGGCGCGCGGCTCGCGTATGCCTCGGAGATCGACGAAGGCCGGCGCTGGAACGAGTCGCGGCTGAAGGAGCTCTCCGGCGGCGACAAGCTCTCCGGGCGCTTCATGCGCCAGGACCTCTTCGAGTTTGTTCCATCGCATCGGCTGGTCATATACGCGAATCACCGCCCGCTCATCCAGAATCCAGACACTGCCTTTCGCGCGCGACTGAAACTGGTCCCGTTCGCGGCGTCGTTCGTCGGCCGGGAGGATACCGGCCTGCCCGACACACTGAGGGCCGAGTTGCCGATCATTCTGCGATGGATGATCGACGGAGCCGCTGAGTATTGGAACGCCGGCCGGTTGGTTGACTGTCCGGCAGTGGCCGCCGCCTCGGCCGCCTACTTCGACCTCCACGCCACCTTCGATGCTTGGATCGCCGAGCGGTGCTACGTCGGGCCAGCCCGTGAGGAGCGCGCCAAGGCCCTCTACGCCGACTTCAAGCGCTGGAAGGAAGATCGCGGCGAAGGCGTGCCCTCCCAGACCCGGTGGGGCGAATCCATGGGCCGTAGGTTCCAGCGCCGGCAATCCAACGGGATTATCTGGTGCGGGATCTCGTTGCGGCCATGAACTTGGAACCCTTGGAAGGGTTACCCCGTTATAACCGTTACGCGCGCGCGCGTGATACGTCCGAACGGGGAAGGGGTTCCAAGGGTTCCAACCCGCCCCGCGGAGGCTCACCCGATGAGCTTGCGCGTCGTCCACGACAGACCCGGCGCTCTCCGTGTAGGCTGTCGAGCGGGGAATGGGCGGGCGCGATCACTTCTATCAATCGAACGCGTGGCGGCGGGTGCGTTACCTGGCCCTGCAGCGCGATCGCTGGCGCTGCACATGTTGCGGACGACGGGTGCGCGATAAGGGCAGCGCTCGAGTCGAGCTCATCGTGCCACGGCATGTGCGGCCCTACATGGCGCTCGTCGTCTCGAACCTGAGAACGTTGTGTATCGACTGCGCCGCCAAGCGACTCTCGGCGAAGGCCAACAAGCCGGTCGAGCGCATACCGCTGCCGGCCGATGGTCTGGCCGCGGTGTGGCGATGAACGACGCAGACAGGCCGGGGAGTGCCCCCCTCCCGGGGGCGGGAAGGGCCTTTGCTGTGAGGTTTGCGGCGACCGGGCGCGATACCGCGACGCGAATAGACTTCGGGGTTCCGGGGCCGATGTTCCTGCGCCAGGCGGCCCGAATTGGAGGCTGAAAACATGAGATCTAACCGACCGCGAGCGAACCCGAACGGCGCGCAATTTCAGGTGGCCACCCTGCGATCGGCTGCAACCGCGGCTGATCGGCTCGCATGGCCGGCGATCGTCCCGCCGGCGCCGGACCCCCTGGCGCGGGCGACCGAGCTCGAGCTCATGGGCGCGATCCTCGCCGCCCGCGCACCGACCGATTGGTCCCCGCTCGACGTCATCATCGTCGCGCGCCTGGCGGCGGCGATGGCGGCGCTCATGAAGGACGAGGAAAGCCTGCGCGCCGCGGGTTCGCTCGTGCGCTCGGGCCAGGGCGGCGACCAGGTCAAGCGCAATCCCATGATCGACGTCGTGGCGACGCGCTCGGCGCTGGTTCACCAGTTGATGAGGCAATTGGGCCTGAGTGTGCCCCGAGTCGATCGGCAGCAATTCGCAGCCGCGGCGCGCGTGATCGACAAGGCGCGCATCTTCGACAAGGATGACGCCGACGGTTTGTTCGCGTAGGAGAGCTGATGAATTTGCCCGTTGCCGTGCGCAGCGCGATCAAATCGGGACATGTGCCGCGCTTTCGCGACTGGCGCGCCCTGCCGACGCCGCAATTGACGCAGGGCGAGCGCGTGTGCCGGTTCATCGAGACGCAGATTCCGGTGCCCGAGGGGCCGCTCGTCGGTCGCGCGATGGCGCTCCTGCCCTTCCAGGAAGCGTTCATCCTGGCGCTCTTCGACGGTCCAGAGCGCGCGCGAAAGGCGATCCTGTCGGTCGGGCGCAAGTCGGGCAAGACCGCGCTCGTGTCGGCGCTGCTTCTAGCGTTCATGTTCATGAAAGCGTTGACCTCGAGGAACTCGCGCATCAATTCCGCCGCACTGTCGCGCGAGCAGGCAAGCCTCGTTTTCAACTACATGGCGAAGTCGATCCAGCTATCAGAACGCCTGACCGCGCTCTCGAACATCACCGCGTCGGGCAAGCGCATCGTCGCGCTCAAGACCGGTGTCGAGTATCACGCGCTCGCCGCGGAAGCGGGGAAGGCGATGGGGCTCTCGCCCGCCGTCGTCGTGGGCGACGAGTGGGGCCAGGTGGTCGGGCCGACGCACCCGTTCATCGACGCGCTCCTGACCAGCCAGGGCGCTCACGATTCTCCCTTGCAAATAGTGATCAGCACGCAGGCGCCCTCCGACGCCGACTGGCTCTCGCTGCAGATCGACGATGCGATCAGGAATCCCTCCCCCGAGGTGGTGTGTCACCTCTACGCAGCCGACGACGGATGCGCGGTTGACGACCCGCGCCAATGGGCCAAGGCGTGTCCTGCGCTCGGTGCGTTTCGCTCCCGCCAGGACGTGGAGCTCCAGGCGCAACAGGCGAGGCGTATACCGGTCCTCGAGGCTAGCTTCAGGAATCTACTTTTGAACCAACGGGTGGCGCTCGAGAGCCTGTGGCTCGCCCCTGCGGTGTGGAAGCAATGCAGCGAGCTGCCCGAGCCCGCCATCTTCCGCGACGGGCGCACGGTATCAGCCGGCCTCGACCTCTCGCAGAGGAACGACCTGACCGCGTGCGTGCT